CGAAGCACAATATAATAAATCTTTATTAACCTATCAATTTCTAAATGGTTCGACGTTCGAGTTTTTTAGCGCTGACGATGCAAGTAAATTAAGGGGTGCAAGGCGCGATGTTCTGTATATTAATGAGTGTAATAACATAACTTTTGAAGCGTACAACGAACTTGCAATAAGAACTAAAAAAGCTGTTTATTTAGACTTTAACCCCACGAATGAATTTTGGGTACATAAGGAACTAAAAGACGAAAGCGATACAGACTTTTTAATACTTACTTACAAAGATAACGAAGCCTTAGACGAATCAATAGTTAAGCAAATAGAAAAGAACCGCGACAAAGCAAGTACGTCGTCTTACTGGGCAAACTGGTGGAAGGTTTACGGACTTGGCGAAATAGGAATGTTAGAGGGCGTTATATTTAATAATTGGAAACAAATTAATAGCGTACCTTACGACGCTAAATTAATAGGTATTGGATTAGACTTTGGATATACTAACGACCCTACTGCAATAATCGAAGTTTACAATTATAACGGAACACGAATTATAAACGAATTAGTTTATAAAACTGGAATGTTAAATAGTGATATTGCAAAGCAATTACCAAATAATATACCCGTTTACGCTGATAGTGCTGAACCAAAATCAATAGAAGAAATAAGACGTTACGGAATAACGATTAAAGGCGTTACAAAAGGCAAAGATTCAATAAACTACGGAATAGATGTTATGCAGCGTCAAGAATATTTAGTTACTGTTAAAAGCATTAATTTAATTAAAGAATTACGTTCGTATTGTTGGGACACCGACAAAACAGGGGCAAGACTAAATAAACCTATAACTTATTTTAATCACGCTATTGACGCGTTACGTTACCACGAAATGGAAACATTAGGATTAAACTCAAATTATGGTAAATATAATATTTGGTAATATTAAATTACTATAATAATTTCTTCATACTACAAAAACACAAATAATAAGTTAATTAAATAATGAAAGCTGAAATTATAATACCTACTTCGTTAAATGAAATACCTTTATTAAATTATCAAAAATTTATGAAGTTAGTTGAATCGTCTAACGATCAAGAATTAATAGCGCAAAAAACTATTGAAATATTTTGCGGGATACATATAAAAGACGTAGTAAAAATAAAATTTACAGACGTTGAAAATATAGTGCAAAGATTAAACGATGTATTTAAAGAGAAACCAACCTTTAAACATAAATTTAAAATAAGGGACGTAGAATATGGTTTTATTCCAAATTTAGAGGAAATATCTTTTGGCGAATATATTGACTTAGAAACTAATATAACCAGTGTTGAGAATTTTCACAAAGCAATGGCGGTTATGTATAGACCTATAACAAAAAAATTAAAAGACAGATACGAAATATTTCAATATACTGGCACAGAAGAATTTTCTGAAGCGATGAAATATGCGCCTTTAAATATTGTTTTAGGGGCAACGCTTTTTTTTTCGACTTTAGGAAGCGAATTAGTACAACGTACGCTTACTTATTTGGAGACGGAAATACAGAAGAACAAGAAATTAATGACTTTAGCGAAAGAACGCAATTTAATAAACGCTGGGGATGGTACAATTCAATCTACGCACTTGCTCAAGGAGACGTTACAAAGTTTGATGAAGTTACCCGATTGGGAGTTAAAAAGTGTTTAACATATTTAACATACGAAAGGCAAAAAAGAGAAATAGAAAATAACGAATTAAAAAGAATACGACGCAATGGCTAATTATTACACGATACTTGACACGTTAAAAAGTAACTTGGAAAACGACCAATTAATAAACACGATTACGCAAGGCGATATTTTTTCAGTTGATTTATCTAAGCAAACAATATTTCCCTTAGCGCATATTATAGTCAACAGTGCGACTTTTGAAAATAACGTAATACGCTTTAATGTTTCTGTTATTGCTATGGATATTGTAAATATATCAAAAGACGAAGACGTAAATATTTTCGACGGTAATAATAATGAGATATACGTTTTAAATACAATGATTTCTGTATTAAATAGGTTGTATGAAAATTTACGAAGGGGCGATTTATATACTGATGCTTTTCAAGTAGGTAATAACCCAAACTGCGAGCCGTTTGCTGAAAGATTTGAAAATTATTTAGCGGGGTGGACTATGACTTTTGATATTTTAGTTTCTAACGATATGACTGTTTGCTAATGAGTGAAAGATTAAAAGCGTTACAACAATTTCGTGATTTAGTAGTTGCTGAAGCAAAGGCGAATTTACAAAAAATGGGCAAGGATACAAGCGGTAAATTAAGCAACTCAATAAAAGGCGAAGTAAAAGAAATGCAAAATTCAATAGGCGTTTATTTTGAAATGGAGGCATACGGTAATTTTCAAGACAAAGGAGTTTCAGGAACACAAAGAAAATTTAACACCCCTTATTCATATAAAACTAAAATGCCGCCACCCAGCGCATTTGATAAATGGATGGTACGTAAAGGAATAGTACCACGTAGCACAAGCGGTAAATTTCAAAGTAGAAAAGGGTTACAGTTTGCAATAGCAAGAACAATATTTAAAGAAGGGATTAAACCAAGTTTATTTTTTACTAAGCCATTTGAAGCTGCCTACAAAAATTTACCCGATACGTTAATAGAAAAATACGGATTAGATGCCGAACAGCTTTTAAACGAAATATTAACACAAAATTTAAAAAATATAAAATGAGTATTTTTGCACGTTCACCCTACATAATAGAAATATCCGAATCAGGGCAAGAGGGTAGTAAATTAGAATTGTTTATTTGGAATGGCACTGGGGCAGCGCCCGCAAACCCGCAATATGTATTTACTAAATTAATCCCTGCAACTAATAATATTAAAACATTTTATAATATAAGTCCTTACATACGAGAATATATAACTTGGAACGTAAGGCAAACCCCTTATAATATTTTTTCTGCTTCTCAAAACACGCAATTTGCTAACGTAAAAGTAAAGCGGTATAAATTAGATGAAGGTTCGTACACGCTTTTAGATGAAACGACATATAAGGCGTTTGACGGCTTTGGTTATTACGAAGACGAATATAATTACGAATTAGCGTACGATATTTTACACGATGAAGGGACGTATTTATATGCCTACGATTATAATGAAGACCCTTCAACAAATATAGATTATCGGGCGGGGTTTATAATGGTTCAAACAGGAACTTCATTTAAAGCAAAATACACAAACTTAGTTACAGGGGCAACACAAACACAAGGGTTACCAAATAATTCGCTAAGGGACGTTTTGCGCGTTTATACTGCTTATTACGCTGATGGAAACAAATTAGAAATATTAGATACGTCTGACGCTGTTTTGTGGACTGCTTATTTTAAACCTTACTTAAATTGTAGGTATGAGCCAGTCGTTTGCGACTTTGTAAATAGATACGGTTGCTGGCAACGTACTTATTTTTACGGTACTATAAATAATTCAATATCAATAGAAAACACGGAATATAATTTAATGCAAAGCGATTACGCTAATTACAATACGCTTGAGGGTCAAAGAAAAGTATTTAATGCAAACGGCAAAAAGACGATAAAAGTAAATACCGACTGGGTAAGCGAAAGTTACAACGAACTACTAAAACAATTAATGTTAAGTGAAAAAATATTAATAAATAATTATCCTGCTATTTTAAACACAAAACAAACTGAATTATTTAAACATATAAACCAAAAATTAATTAACTATCAATTAGAATTTAATTTTGCTTACGACCTTATTAATAATGTAATTTAATGAAAAGAAAAATTAGTTTATGGATTGAACCTATTTTTGGATCGGGCGATTACGAACAAGTAGAATTATTCCAAGACGAACAAATAACCGTAAATTCAAGTATTCAAAACATATTTGACATAAGCAAAGTTTTTACCGATTATTCGCAAAGTTTCACCGTTCCCGCTTCAACGATTAACAATGCTATATTTAAACATTTTTATCAAAGCGATGTAGGAGATATATTAACTGGCGATTCATTAATAAACCACAATACTAACCGTAAGGCATATATTGAAATTGATTTAACTTTTTTTAGACGTGGTAAAATACGCTTAGAAAAATCAAATATAAAAAACGGTTATGTAGATAATTACCAAATAGGTTTTTTTGGCGAACTAAAAAGTTTAAAAGATAAATTTGGCGAAGATAAATTAAATTTATTAGAGTTAAATAATTATACTTTTCCTTACGACGGAACCGAAGTATTAAATAGGATAATAGATAATTCAGACTACGACGTACGTTTTCCCCTAATAGCAAATACAAGGTTATGGACGTATAACGATAACGGTGCAGAGGATATTACAAAAAATAATAATAAAATACAATTTACCGAGTTATTTCCAGCTATTAAAGTTGTAAGGTTATTTGAATTAATTGCAAGTAAATATGGAGTACAATTTCATGGAGCAATATTTGAAGACGACCGTTTTAATAATTTGTATTTACAATGCAAAAACTCAAACGAATTTTTATTTCAAACAATAGCAAACGATTTAGATTTTATTCAAAAAAATACGTTTAATGACCCTTCTTGGAGTACATTAAGTAATCTGAATGCTGAAGATTTTGTAGATTTAGACACAAATACAATTAATGTTAAAAATTTTAATGATAATATAATAAATCATTTAATAGAAATACAAATAAATATAATTAGCGCTCCAGGAAATTTAATAATTGACGTTTATCAAGATAATAATCATTACCAAACTTTTACGACAACAATTACAGGATCCCCATTATTTAATATTAATATACAAAACACTTCAGGGTTAAATACTAATTTTACCTTTAAATTACGCGCTACCGCTGCGATGAATGTTGATTGTCAAATTAATTACCAAATACAGGGTTTTATTAGCGTTAATAATTGGACAAATTCAATAGCTATAATACAAACTGTGCAAACGGGTATTTTAGGCAATATAAATTTAAACGCTTATGTACCTGATATGAAAATTTCAGATTTTTTTGCAGGCGTATTAAAAGAATTTAATTGCACTTGTGTTTCAACAGAACAAAACAAATACGAAATTTTACCTTTAGACGATTGGTACAGTCAAGGTGCTTTAGTTGATATAACCGAATATACTGATATAAATTCAATAGATATTGAAAGAATAAAGTTGTATAAAAAAATAGCTTTTAAATATCAGGAATCGGAAAGTTTTACAAATAAAAATTATTTT